GCAACGCTAGGCCACAACAACTGGGCTTTATACAACTGCCTTACATCATGTGCCACACACACAGAGGATTTACGTTCGCCAGAGGTAGCAAGATATAATCGTGAAGCTATGATTAGCTCTGCTATGAATCACAATCTATGGAAAACAATGAACACGGAGGTAGTTCTATGATACAAACAGTAGTCACAACAGATAACCTTGCTGATATAATTGGTGAGTATATGCCTTGGCCTCAACAGCTAGAGAAAGTAGCTGATCAACTTGAGAAACTTAATCCAAGGTTTAACCGCAAGCGTTTTGTTGCTCTTGGTACGGCTGCTTGGGAAAGAGCAGCCCAAATACCAGAGGAGATCAACGATGAGATCCCATACTGAAGCCATGAGCGAGTTCGAACGCACATGGTTTGCGCTTCTCGTAGACGGAACGCTCGCCATCCTTGGCGATCACGGCGACTACGAGGCAGCAGACGCCACCGCGACTGACCTCGGCTACGACGCCATCTGGCTCGTGTGTGGCAACGACGCCGCGCAATGGGCTGACGCCATCAACAGTCAACGCAATGACTAGTGTAGATTGCCCTAAATGTGACGGCAATGGCTACATAACTTGGGAAGTAACTGTGCCTCATAATATTGGAAGAGACATAGGTTACATAGACACTAAGAATGCTGAGTGTACAGAATGTGCAGGTTATGGGTGGCTGCCAAGCCACCTAATTGTTGACATAGATGATTAGATTGCTGCATTAGTGCAGCATGAAATCATATTTAAAACAACTGCAAGAGCTGTCTAAGGAATATAAGATACCTTTAATTAAAGCTTTTGAACAGGCATATATACCTTCTTCTACTTACTACAGAACAATGAAAGGTAATAAAGATATGCGATATGAAACAGCCCTAAAGGTGCATCATGTCCTTGAACGATTACACTTACTTCAGCAAGCCATTGACGATCCCAAAAGATTACGAGGTCATGGTACAAAAGCTAATAGACGCAAGGTTTACCCAAGGCTTAAGTCAAGAAGCACTGGCTCATAAGATAGGTTGCACTGTGTCTATTGTTCACAAGTGGGAAACCCACAAAAGAATACCATCAGGCTTTCTATTGTTCTGCTGGTTGGAGGCATTAGGATATGAACTCACGGTCACACAAAGGTAAACCTATTACCTGTATAGCATGCAGAGAACCTACAAATTATTATGTAGCTATACTTAAAAACAATAACAGCTCAACCCAACCTCATTGGTTTGTTTGTTTAACTTGCTACGAGCAAGACAGATGGCAGCAAGCAGTAGATAACAAAGGATACACACGTAGTATCCAGCCAACAAAACCAAAACAATATAAACGCAAGCAATCTAAAGCTGCAATAAATAAAGCATGGGATATAATATGATTATATATGGAATAGATGCTGGGTTCACAGGTGCTATCACTAAGTACTGGCCTTCTGACAAAGTCATTGAGTGTTACGATATGCCTACATTCAAAGATAAAAAGAAAACTTTAATTGATCTACCTAAATTACTGCAAATACTTACAACCAGACGTTTGCTTGAAAGACCTATAGTTTATCTAGAAAGAGTATCAGCTATGCCAAATCAAGGTGTGTCCAGCACGTTTAGATTTGGTCAAGGTTATGGTCAATTAGAAATGGGTATCGAGGCCGCAGGTCTACCCTTAAATTATGTTAGCCCAGCAGTGTGGAAAAAACATTTTGGGCTTACAAAAAACAAAGGAGAGAGCAGAGAGAAAGCTGCTTCTTTGTTTCCAAAATACGCTGACTTATTCAAGCGTGTTAAAGATGATGGTAGAGCAGAGTCTGCCCTCATTGCAGAGTACGGTTTCCGTAAAGAATATTAAACACAGGAGAAAACTAATGCCAACTAGAGAAGAAGAAATGAATGAGGTTTCTGAACAGTGGTCTAAAAAACATCCGCAAGTTACAAAGCTTTTTATTCAATTTACAAATGAAATAATTGATCGTGGATTTAAACACTATTCTTCAAAAGCAATATTCGAAAGAATTAGATGGGAAACAGATCAAGCAGATGTCGATGGAAATTCTACGTTTAAATTAAGTAACAATCATACAGCTTGGTTTGCAAGAAAGTTTATGGAAAGATTTCCAGAACACGAAGGCTTTTTTAGAACTCACTATAGGCCAAGTTCAGATAAACTTGCTACAGGTAAAGAAGAACTAGGACCAAATGATTTTCAATACACTACTTGGAAAACCAACTGGATAGAAGGAAGAGAAGCTTATCATGGGCAAAGGAATTAATATGCGTAAGCCTAAAACTATTGGCGCAGCCGCAAGCAGCACAGTATGGGACGCTCACGTTGCCAAAGCAGCAAGCTCCCCTGTGCATGCTCGAGAGTACAAGAAATCTAACTACGTGTTAGACACAGATAAAGTTATGGGTGATCGTATTCGCAATGGCGAAGCGATAGGCCAGAACTATTTATCAGGCAAGCTTAAGAAAAGATTGCTTCAATACGGCAATGTCACAGAAGAAGACTTCGACAAATACAAGTGACGTTACGTCACATTGGATTGATGTAGCTGCACATATGCAGTAGCTATGTATCTATAATAACAGGAGAAAGTCATGGAACGTAAAGGTTTCATAGGCGGTTCTGACTGCGTAAAAATAATGCAGGGGAACTGGCTAGAGTTATATCAAATCAAACTTGGCCTTGTAGAGCCAGAAGATTTGTCACGCAACATCGCAGTACAGATGGGCAACCACACTGAAGAGTTTAATTTAAATTGGTTTGCCGATGAGTACAGAACTACGCTTACAGGATTCCAGCAGCCTTACGAAAGGTTGATTGGTACAGTGCCAGCTAAAGGTACAGTAGATGCTATCTGTGAGTCAGCAGATGCTAAACTGCAAATAGTAGAGGCCAAGCATACCAATGCTTACAATACTTTAGACAAAGTAATAGAGTATTACATGCCACAGTTGCAACTGTACATAGAACTGTCAGATGCAGACGGTGCTTACCTCTCAGTAATATTTGGCAATAACAAATGGGAATCAGCCTATGTCTCACGCAACCAAGAGTATTTCAATTCTATGTGGGCAGTGGTGTCAGACTTCTGGGGTTACGTGCTTCGCAAAGAAGAACCAGTTGGTAATGACGAGCCAGTACAACTTGGGACTGACAAGATTGCGGTGGACAACATGGTCAAGCGCGATGCCAGCAAAGACAACTCTTTTGTCGATGCAGCATACACCTACGTCACGCTCGAAGCAGATGCCAAAGCATTTGACCAATCCAAGAAAGACCTCAAGAACATGGTCGGCTCAGATGAGAGAGAAGTTTACTGTAGTAACCTTACAATCAAACGATCCAAGAACGGATCACTTAGAATAACAAGGAGGTAATAAAATGAGTATGACTATTCTTACAATGTGGATTTCAGAAGACGAAAGCATGATGGGATGTAATCTTGATCATAAAACTATCAAATCTTTAAAAGATGTAAATCCTTTACTCTTAGCAAAAGGTATTAAAGATTTAGTAAATGCCCAAAAATTTGAAGAAGAAATCAGGAGAGTAACCAATGACTAAACTATCAGCAATAGAGTCTTTACTTAAGGCTCACAAAGACATGAAGCCTGTCATAAAAGACAGCACAAACCCACACTTTAAAAACTCATACGCATCTCTAGGCGCAGTAATTGACGCTACGTCAACTGTGTTTAGAAACAATGGCTTTGTAGTTATGCAACCATGCGGCAGAGATGAGTTAGGTGCGTATGTAGAAACAAGGCTACTGCATACAACAGGCGAAAGTTTTTCTAGCAAAGTTTATCTAGTGTTAGACAAACAAAATATGCAGGGACTAGGCTCTGCAATTACATACGCTAGACGCTACGGCCTCTTGGGTATGGCAAACCTAGAAGCAGAAGACGACGATGGCAACGAAGCAAGCAAGCCATCTACAAAGATACCTGACAATAAGAAACCAATAGCATGGGAAAATTATGATGCATTGACAGGTTTACCAAATAAGAAATCAGAACCAGCATTTTAAAGGAGCCAGAAGCATGGCAGAACAATACGACGATACAAACAGAGGCGCAGCCTTTACACCATTTCCTACGCAATCACTTATCCTACAAGGTAAGATGAACGTCGAAGGTCAAGACAGAAAGATTTGCTTAATTAAAGATGAAACAAAAGATGGCAGAAAGATTGTTGAGATCTATGAGAAGATGGCTGTTATGTTTGAGAATGATAAAGACGGCAATGAAAAACGGCCTGACTTCAGTGGACCTATGCAGAATAATGATAATCTAAAAGTATCTGGCTGGCGTAGAGAAAAAGATGGCAAGCCTTATATCTCTTTATCTGTTGGTGATAAGCAAGGTGCTGCCCCCCAGCAGCAAAGCACCTTGCCAGATGACAGTATTCCGTTTTAAGATGAGGTGTTCTTTTGAGGTACTCTCTTCTTAAAAGAACCTCCTGACTTAACTGGGCCGCTTTCGGGCGGTCCTTTTTTTTAAACTAAATAGAAGGAAAGGTTTCCATGATTAATGAGAAATGCGACTGCTACGGTTGCGTCACAATGCGTAAACCTTGCATTAACAAAGAAGATAAAGAGGATAAGATGTACGAAAAACAAATGATGCAATGTATTAACGCTGCTGAAATGGGCTTAACTCAAGAGCAAACATCAGAGCTTCTTGAAATACCGTTTGGTGTAGTGCTAGCTTTAACCAAGGAATTTAATATAAAGTTCCGATGTCTTAGGAGTAAAGACAATGACAGAAACAATGACAGACAAAGTAATACTCAGAGGAAAGAGACTAATAACCGCTATGATTCAAGAAGCAGAATCAAACCAAAGGCCAAGGTTAGTGCAAAGATTACAAGAACTCGACGCTTTGCTGGATATGGTTCAGAGGAATATAAAAGATTAAAGTATCTTTATCTCTCAGATAAACTGCCAAAAGAAAAACAGGAACCAATCCTTGCCCACCTTCTCAAAGAACTTAGAGAGCAAGAACCTGAAACACTAAAAGGTCCAAGACGTCCTGACAAAAAAATAAATATAGGCTCAAGATGTTTTGGACTGTATTGATTCTCACGTATTACGTTGAAGAGTACACCATACACTCAGACATTTACTTTAGAGATATGAAAAGCTGTTGGGAAGCAAGCGATATAATCTACCCTGTCATAGCAAATCATCACAAGTTTTCTATGTCCAGATGCAGAGAAACAAATTTAATGTTGAGTGAATTTAGACAAAGACCAAAGCTTAGATCTAGTGTGAGTGACTAACATGCAATATTTAACTTTTTAGGAGTAGGTAGCTCTGCAATATCTTTCCCCCAAGACACTGCAAAACAATTAGTCACTCACATAAGTATTAAAGCATAAGTTCAAAGTGAGGTCCATCAATAAATGGTCTACGTCCCTGAGTTCTTCGCGTATCAATGTAGCTGTTCATTGCATCTTCCATTGTGCCATCGAAGTAAGCAATGTTTGGCACTGTCCATGCTGCACCCCAACGAATAGGGACATCAACTTCACGCGCTGCTTCAGCCATAGCGTCAGCTATATCGTCGTATAAATTAAGTTCCCATGAAGACCGTGACCCAATGTAAGCCATGAGATCGACAGCGTGACCATTAAGATGTTTTGACTTCATTGTTTTAGATGCGCCTTTGGCAACTAAATCTTCTTGTTCTTTGGATGTTCGCATGCCGCAGATTACACCAAAATCTATTTTAGATTTATGTATAGCTGACTTAACCACAGCAACCATACGCTCATCTACACCTATAAGTCTATCTAAACTTCGAGCTGATAATTTAAATGCCATTGTATTTCCTTTACTTACCTACTTGTTTAACGCGCTCATATGATCTCATGCCAGCTAGACCAAGCATACCAGTTAGCACTGGCATCATCACACTCATGTCAGCCTGTGGAATATTAAATCCAAAACCAGCACAGATCGGAGATATAAGAAAGTTAACCATCAAACCAAGAACACACACATAGCCACAGAGAGGACGCCACGATGCTTGAAACCAATTTCCTTGTGCCTCGGCCTTGTTTACCTCTATCTGCGCTAGCATGGCCTCCTGTGCGTGCCTGTCAGCCATTGTAGATATATCATGTGCAAGCTGTGCAGCTTTATCTTTATCTTGTACAAACTTGCCAACGATCTCGGTAGCTGGTCCAATCAAACTTGAAATAATACTCATTTTCTACTCATCCATGCTGTTGTCCCCATAAACGCGCCGACAATGCCAGCACCGCTAATGTAAAACAAGTTACTTATATCACTTAATGCTGTCACTCGGTTTATAGGTATAAAAAACATTGAAAGAGTAAATACGCCCATACCTATCAATGTCCAACGAGCCATACGAAGTTGAGCTAAGTGTTTGCGAAGTGCGTCTTCGGTTTCCCTAATTTCTTTAGCTTTAGCCATTTCAGAATCAGAAACAATTCCATCACCATCCATGTCATAAGCATCATACTTACTTTGATCTTCTAGTTTTTTTGCTGCCATGTTGTTTCCTTGCGTAGTATTTAGCTATGTTTTTTTCACGGGTTATAATGACAATCAGATTATCTTTGTCATATACAACAAACCTTCCCTTTCTTTCTATTAACTTCACTTACCATTTACCCTGCTTTGCTCCTATAAAATAAATAATTATAGCGCATGCTCCAATGCCAATAACTAAAAATAAAGTAATGATTGCTCCATTAATTAAATTATCTATTGCTTCTTTCTTTGCATAAACCAAAGCTCTTTGCTGCTTTCTTTGGTCAGCTTCTATTCTTAGAATTTCTTTCCAAGCAGAAGGACCGTACACAAAACTAATGTGATTTTGTAATTCAGTTCTCATCTCTTTTAGCTTTTGACGTTTCGACCATATGTCGAGCGCGTTGGCCTCAGTGTTAGAAAACAATTTATGATAAAGTGACGGGTTTTTAGATTGCTTCTCAAGGAAATCTATATCTGAAGAAGCTTTGGCAAACTGAGAAATAGCACCCGTAAAACTAGATATTTCTTTACCTACTTCAACAGCTTTTTTTATTCCATTGTAAGCGGCTGTTGCGCCAGCAATTGCACTGACAGGATCTAACATTCAAGAACCTATCCAATCATGTTAATGCGTAGAAGCAATACTATGATAAATGCAGATGCACCTATAACAATAGCCTCAATGCGTTTTACCCTGTTAAACAAATCTTTAAATTGAATTTCCATCTCGGTTTTTATTGCCACGATT